AGGGACTCCTCCTCACGTTGCTCTTCCTCTTGTTCCTCACGTACCCCATTTGGGTACTCTATAGTATTCTGAGATGAATCACTGTATAAATACTCAATACAATAGATTCTTCTTTTTAACGCATTCAAGCTGCATTGGGGGGGCTTCTTCGGCCACCATTCATCGACGTTGTAGTTACTGGTGATAACAATGGTCTTGGGGTGGAAGGGGAGGTTACCTCCCTTCGAATTAAGCTCCAAAGGATAACGATCGGTCCACTCAAGTAATTCCTCAATCTTGGGAACTTTGTTAGGACCAACGTCATCAATAAGCACATGATCGCTAAGAGATACACTGGGAGTGATCCACCAGCTTGAGGTGGGTTGGGGAAATCTTGCCCATTTGTCGAAACCAAATAAGTCATCCAGCCACTTGGTTTTGCCGACTCCTCTGGTTCCAATGCGGATATACACCTTGGGCATTGTACGATCGCATCTTATTTTCTTCCATCTCTGATGACTTGCATACTTTTCAAGGCCTTTGTGATGCTTGACATAGCAACCAAAATGGCCTTCTTCAAATGCAATGTCTACTGGCTCGTTGCCTTCGTCGATCTTACGTTTGAATCCAATCAAATCGTGTCGCTCTCCTTGTTTTGGCTCGTCACCTAACTTGGTTAGGGTACTCTCTTTGCTGCAATACGTCTCATTCTGCTTTAATGTGCCGTACATAGGTTCATAATGCATCTTCTTTCCGAACCACTGTTTCAGTTTTGACATTCTTGTTGGGGCATAACATACAAGATAGGCTTGGTAGTGCGCTTTCCCCGTGGTAGGGGCATGCTCCAAACCATAGGCAATGAACCGTACTCGTCCGGTATCAGTTAGATCCTTCATTCTGTCCTTGAGACACACTGTAGCATGTTCTAGCCACAACGTACACACCCATTTCCGAGATTGAACTTTGTCCGACTCAGATTCTGGCATGTTTGTTTTGGTTCACCGTGGTTCAGAAGTGGTGGGGTAATACTAGGCCCACCACCTTTCTTATATAGACTCGACACTTTTTTTCAAAATTAAAATTTATTAGTCAACTCAGAAAAAATTTCAAAAATCCGAGATGTATGTCTGGCGGGAGCCGCGCCCCTTAGGGGCCCTGAAGAGGCATGGTCCGCCTACGCGTCCTTATACTTCATGATCTTCACGTAATCGTTGATCCTACCTACGTTGTAGCCAAGTCCATCCGATGTACTCCAATTGCTGTACGCAAAAAGCATGACCCTGTAATCGAAAAACTTTACCTGTGCTGTTCCGTTTTCGTAGGTGATCTTGCCGCTCTTGCTGAACTTCTTGCCTGGAATGCTCAGTCTCACTATCTTCGTGGCCCTAGACAAAGTGACTTCTCCTGCATTCTGACTGTTGATACCGGTGGAAATTCCTCCTATGTTACTTCCAATAGTTCCTGAATTGGCTGAAGTGATCTTGAACCATTTCTGTTTAATCACTGTGTACCTTTCGGTGTCAATGGTATCAAGCATCTTGTTGCCTGACTGTCCTTTCCACAATGAGGCTCCTGTAGGGGTATCTCCCTTGGCACTCTTGATCACCATAAGTCGAAAAGTCACGTCGCTGTATCGCTCGTTCAACTCAACCATCATCTTCAAATTGACAGACTGTAGGTTGATCTCATCTCCAATGCGATTGAAGGTGTTTGCACTCGACGGATCTGTCAATCCTTGTGTGGTCTGCAGCAAAGCCGCATCTAGCGTGATGAAGTTGTTGTGTGCTATCTGATCTCCATCTGTCGACGTTAAGACAGATTCCTTGGTCTCAATGTTCCGATTAATCGCTCTGCGCACTGTCCTCCTTGCTATCATCTGAATCTTCGCATCCTGAAAGGTCCTCCCGTGACCTACAAGCAAGCCCTTCTTGCTCTTCCAGGGACTCCTCCTCACGTTGCTCTTCCTCTTGTTCCTCACGTACCCCATTTGGGTACTCTATAGTATTCTGAGATGAATCACTGTATAAATACTCAATACAATAGATTCTTCTTTTTAACGCATTCA